GGATCAAACTTTCAGGGAGCTCGGGGAGCTCGTCGGCCAAAAGGATAAGTCTTTTTTGCTTTATCCCAACCAGCTTACCAATGGCCTCTTTTTCCTTACGCTTCTCAGCGGGAACGAGAACTATCCCGGTGGATTCCCAAAAACCACCATTCTTGGCCATCCCCTTTATCTGCCCCAGCGAGGGGACCAGTTTACCGGGTAACCCCGGAACAGATGTCCACAACTCGGTAATTGACTTCCATATACGTCGCCGGGCCTCCCGCAACGTGGTCGAGGTGGCTATGACAAGCGTATTGTACGGATCAGCTAAGTAATTAATAAGTCCCCATAACGCCATAGTATCGGACTTCCCCGAAGAAGCACAACCCGCGATGGACAGATACTGGTTCTCACACGCCTCATAAATCATGTCCTCTGCCCACGGAGACCATATGAACTGGCGGGAAACTGGTTTTTGGGGGTCATTCCACAGTAAATCCACTGCGTTCTTAAAATGCTCAAACTTTCCCAACCCCCCTTGATCTGGCTCCCTATTATTGATGAAAGCATGTAGCTCCATGGTCACCTCATTAGTTCCATCGGGGAATGTGAAGCCGTAGCGTGTAATTGGCACGGATGAAGATACACTTTTTTGTTGCTTAATCAAGGTAGACGGATTAAATACCGAATATGGCTAGAGAAGGTAATATATTAAACCCAACGAAAGTCACCCTTTACATGCCTAGAGACACTATAAAACGTGGGAAAAGGTATGCGGCTAGTAAGGGACGTTCCCTGAGTCAAATGGTGACTAATCTGGTGGAGAAGGAAGTGGGCGAGGAAACCCCAGTCACAATTCAGTTCAATAAGAAGTCGTGGAAAAAAATTCGGGCCAAAGCTGATGAGCTTGACCTAACAGTAGAGCAATACGTGCAGACCAAAGTAACTAATGAAGATTCTGGGAATTGATCCGGGTGTGGGCGGTGGGGCCGTAATGCTGTTAGACCGCACCCCCGTAAGTATTGTATCCTATACTACCGAGCAGGATTTCATCACATTCGTGGAAGAGATGGTTCGGGGAGGTGTGGACGCCGCCTTTATTGAAAAAGTAAATGCCTTCCCGGGACAGGGATTAGCCTCAACATGGAAATTCGCTCAGAATTACGGATTCGAAAGAGGAGTTATTCGGACTCTAAAGATACCGCTGTACGAAGTCGTTCCCCAAAAATGGCAACGGGGGTTGGGGTTACCTCAGGTAAAAGAAAAAACTAAGAGGAAAGCCGCACTTAAGGATGCCGCGGGGAGGTTCTTCCCCTCGACAGCTTGGACCCTAAAAACTTGTGACTCAGCACTAATAGCTCTATATGGCCTTAATACTCTATCCAGCCCAGAAGGTAGCGCATAGCGCCCTCACTAAAGCCCTAACACACCAGCAATCCGCGCTTGATTCCTCAGACACGGGCACTGGTAAAACACTTAAGGCTGTAGAAGTCGCTAAAACTCTAGGACTTACCCCGTTTGTAATTTGCCCGAAAACGGTAATAGCATCTTGGGAGTCTACCTTATTGGGTCAGGGAGTTGTGGGGGATGTGTTTAACTGGGAGAAATTGAGGACAGGAAACACGGTTCACATATCGAGGAAGGGTAAAAAGGGGTTTAACTGGGAACTCCCCAAGGAGACTCTGATTATCTTTGACGAGTGTCATAAAGCAAAAGGAGTCAGGACCCTTAATGCAAACATGGTGATCGCGGCCAAGAGGCAGGGGTACAAGATACTCATGCTTTCGGCCACTGCCGCAGAAGACCCTAGAGAGATGCGCGCCTTAGGCTACGCCTTGGGACTTCATAACTTAAGCAACTTCTGGAACTGGGCCCAGAACTGGGGGTGTGAGTTTGACCGATGGAAGTCTCTTCAATTTCCTCAAAGGAACCGGGGGAAACTCAAAGAATTAAACAAACTCATTTACCCGAGCCGGGGGCACCGCCTGACCCGTGATGATCTGGGGGACCATTTTCAGGTAACTAGGATAGTTACTGATCCCATTCGATTTGGTAAAAAGTCGAAGATTAAAAGCCTTTTCGAGGAATTAGAGCCTGAAATAGCTAAATTAGAGTCTCGGAGGGATGGTGACGGAGACGAACCCATAGTTTTAACCAAAATTCTACGCTTAAGACAGGAGATTGAGCTTCTTAAAGTCCCAGACCTAGCCGAAATGGTGTCAGAAGCCCGGGAGGCTGGGAACGCAGTGGTGGTATTCCTCAACTTCACTGACTCTATTGAGGCGTTATCACGCAGACTAACTGAACACCACGCCTTCATCCAAGGGGGCCAAACCAAAAGTGATCGTGACCGAGCCATAGAAAACTTCCAGTCGGGGTCAATTAATATAATCCTATGTAATACTGCCGCGGGGGGTGTGGGGGTTAGTTTGCATGATACCACGGGTAAGTCTCCTAGAATAGCCCTCATAAGCCCCACTTATAACGCTAAGGACTTTCACCAGTGTTTGGGTCGCGTGGACCGACTGGGGGGAATGTCTGAAAGCGTACAGAGGATTTTGGTAGCCGAGGAAACCATTGAAACTAAGATAGTTACGGCCATGATGGCCAAAATAGAAAATTTGAAGTTGCTTCATGCAAAAAATGACGTAGATAATACGACTACAATGACTACCGCTCCTAAAGAACCTGCTGTTGATGAAGAAGAAGCTCATGCTGAATTTGGCCCCTCTTCAATTAAAATGTCCGCCCACTGCCCCGGCTACGAGGGTGAGTCTGGAACCAACCCAGCCGCCGAGATGGGCACGCGTATCCATGAAGCATTGGAGACAGGGGACTGGTCAAAACTGAACGATTACGAGTCTTCGCTGGCTCAAGGGTGTAGAAACGCAGAAGAAGCCATCTTTAAGCACCACGGATATGACATATCTGTGTTGGATGACTATAAGGAGATACGGCTAACCCTACAACTCCGTGGGGAGGAAACCTTCGGAACTTGTGACAGACTCACGGTTAACGGGGCAGAAGCGGTACAGATCGACTATAAGACCGGGCAAATGGCCATAGATGAGCCGCAGGACAACTGGCAAGCCAAGGCTTATGCTTTGGGGGCCTTCCAACGCTTCCCACAACTGGAAGCTGTCCATTTCTACTTTATCGCGTGTCGCAGGGATGAAATCCTGTTCCACACATTCAAGCGGGAGGACATGGACGAGATCGTTCATGCCATATCGGGGGTCATTAAACGCGCCAAGAAGGTCAGGGCCTGTTTCAGTAAGGCCAACCCCGCAGAACTCATCCCCCAACTGAAGATTTGCAACTATTGCAAGAACGCGGGCCGGTGCCCCTCTCTAGCTAAACTTTCTGTAGATACGGCGAAGAAGTACGCCCCAACCTCCATGGACTTCTTATCCATGCCTGAGGAAGTTCATGGAAGCACCTGTGAAGACCCCCAGACAATCGCGGACATGATGAAAGTTGTCCCAATCATTAAAAAGTGGGCCGCTGGGGTGGAGTATGCGGCCCGTAGGATGGCTATAGAGGAGGGTATTGAAATCCCGGGTTACGAGATTAAAGAGCGCAAAGGAAGACGCTCTATAACATCTGCACTGGCCGCATATGGTGCCATCAAAGATGAGGTGGCCATAGAAGATTTTTTAGATGGGATCGACAAGTTTCCAGTTGGCAAAATGGAGAAACTGGTGTCTGATATGGCCCCCCGCGGACAGAAGAAGGAACGCGTCTCTGAAGTAATGTCGGAACTCCACCGTTTAGGAGTCATCGAGCATGGTAAGGACTCTCAATTCCTGTCCGAGGTTAAATAATTTCGCCCGTCGGGCGGACAAACAACAAACAAAATAAATAAAACAAAAAAAGAGATGGCTAAAACATCATTTGCAGAAATGGAAGATAAGGGTAAAAAGAGCCCCCCTAAAAAATCCACTAAGACCAAGGCTAAGGCCAAGAGCGTCGAGGTGGACGCTGTGGAGGACTCCTCCACGGCACTCATTGAGCAACCCGCACAAGTGGGGGACCTCACAATTACCAACCAACAATTAGCTGACGCCGGGTTATCCGGGGACTTTGACCAATCAGATGTCAACCTGCCCCGAATTAATCTTGTTGCGAAAACATCTGCGTTGGTTGATGACGGGTTCGCGCCCGGGTCTATTGCCTTAAATAAAGAACTGGTACTAGTAACTCGGGACAAACCACTTCGAGTAATTGTTACACATATGGTGAAACAATATCAAGAGGATGTAGACTGGGGTTCTGATGAACTCCCCAAAACATTTAACTCTAAGGCAGATGTGTTTGCCGCGGGTTACTCTCTTGAGTGGGGTTCACCTAACATGTGCCGCGAGTTGGCACACATCACAATGCTCATCGAAGCTCCTGCGGAGCTGGATGAGAGCGATCTGGAATTATTCCCATACGAACACAACGGGAAAAACTACGCCATGGCTATATACACGGCATCCAAATCGGCTTACAAGCCCACAGCCAAGAGCATCGCCTCTTATGCGATGTTCGCAAAGGGTGAGGGTGTTTGGACTACTGCTTGGAACCTCATGTCAACCCTCCGAACGGAAGGGGACGTTTCTTGGTTTACGCCCTCCCTAAAGAGGACTAAAAAGCTCGACGCAGACGAACTTTCGTTTGTTGAGAGTGTGAGGTAACCCGCACAAGTGGGGTTTGGGGTTTTTGGTATGTCCCCAAACCCCACGATTAATGGATTCAGAAATAGAGTCAAGGGAGAGCCTTGGACGTGGGGAAAGCATTCTCCAAGAGTGAACATCTGACTTCCACCCTCGCCCATGTAATAGTAACCACAATTTTGACGATGTTTACAGGAATTGATTACGAGACATATTACGACAAGGACTGTTCCATCACCAATGGCCTCCAAAACTATTTAAACCACGACAATTTCGATGCCTACATGGTATCAATCTACTGCGCAGACAACTTCGCGTGGGTGGGCCACCCAAAAGATTTCGACTGGAGTAGGCTCGACGGGCACATAGCCCTTTCGCATAACAGGGGATTTGATCAACCCGTCCACGAACATCTGATCAAGCAGGGGATCATACCCCAGACTAATTTCTCAGAGTGGCACTGCACGGCTGACATGGTTGCCTATAGTGGATACCCCCGGTCACTTAAGGAGTCCCTCAAGCATTCACTGGGGGTCGTGATGTCAAAGGAGGTCAGGGATAACATGAAGGGGCGTCAGTACAATGAACTGGGCCACGATGAAAAGATGGACCTCGCCAATTACGCGCTGTTTGATGCTCAGGGCTGTGCAAGTCTCTGGGCAAAGGATGGTGATAAGTGGCCCGCGTGGGAACGGTCGCTATCGCAGGAAACAACAAGGATGTGCTGGGAAGGGGTGCCCGTGGACAAGGAGACCATGGAAAAGGCGGTTGTTACACTGGAGAGGAAGGTTTTTGACGCCATAGATGTTTTGCCGTGGACGGAGGAAAAGTCGGGGGCTCTGTCACCCAAAGAATGGTCCGCTTATTGCCGTTCGTTGGGGAAGGAGCCCCCGGTATCCATGGCCAAGGATGACCCAGAGGTTATAGAGTGGATAGTTAAGAACCCTAAAGAGGGGAAAGTGCTAGTAGCCACACACGAACTGCGCGGGGCAAACTCTCTCCTGAAGAAGTTCACCTCAATGTTGGGAAGAGTGGACAATGGCCGCATGTCATATGGTATGAAGTACTTTGGGGCACATACGGGCCGGGATAGTGGAGATTCGGGGTTCAATATGCAGAACCTACCGCGTGGGGGCATGTATGGGGTTAATTTACGCTCTTGTATACGGGCTGGGGCAGGAAAGACGCTTTTAGTGTCCGATTTGGCCC